GGTAAAGACTTTAGTTGGTATCCAGTAAATAGTGGACCCTTACTAGAATCAGTTGATGATCTAGAGATAGTAAATTTAAAAGCAAGATACTCTTGTGCTGAGTTAGGATAAGGAATACCTAGTTCGCTAGTTGTAGCACCTTGAGCAAAGCCACCTATGTTGTACTCAGTATCTTCATAATCAATAGACTTAATATTAATAGCACCATTTGTGGTGTCTATTCTAGGATTAAGTAGTTTATATAATTTATTCTCTAAAGTGTTATAACGAATAAAACCTGTCTGTAGATAACCAGACTCAACCTTTACCGCAGATGATTCAATCCATATTCCATCACCTGGAACAGCAAAGACAACTCTATCGGTAGCACCAAGAAAATCTGTAGACACTGGGTTAGCAGTCTCACCAGCAGCATACACATCGTAGGCAAAAGCAAAGATAAGGCTGTTAGGAACTATTGGCTGTGATAAATCAATACGGATTAGACCCGATTCAGTACCTTGTAAGGTTGTTACATAAGCAAATTTATCTTTAAAGGTTACGCTTTTGCACTCTGTATCTACTAGTAATGGTCCGTAGCTAATGTCACCATCAGCAGATACCACTGCAACTCTTACGCCTTTATTAGTGCAAAGAACTCCAAAGGTGCCAAGGTATACATCAAAGGCATTTAGTATTTCACCCTCTGGTAGGTCAACAACTACTGTTGGGACATTAAGTTCTGGAAATCCAAGAGAGTTAGAAGTAGTAGCATCTAATGTAATCTTGTATAGGGATGACTGAGATCCAGCATAGCCACCAACATAAAAAGCAGCAGGTCCTTCAGATATAGTTGTCCATATCCAAGATGGATTTGGGTGTTCATAAAGTTCAGTAGGTAAAGCGTGACCACCTGCAGTAGCTGCCTTATTAGATTCTAATTCATATAACTCTCTACCAATACCAGCAAGTAAACGTTGCTTTGCATAACGCAGTGCTACTGTGGTAACTGGACCATCAAGATCGTAGATATGACCATCAGATGTGGAACCAAAGATATTACCTCTATGAAGTTTGTCATTATCTGCAGCAAAGTATCTAGTACCATCAGAGGTTAAAGCCATAAAATCAAGCGTATGTGGAGCTGCTGTTAAGGTATAGGTAGTAACGGTAGGTGTATCACCACTCATAGTAAGTTTTTTAAGATCAGGTCCTTCGGTAAAGACAACTGCATCTACGTTATTAGCATTATCTCTAGCACCAACTAGGTATAAATTAGTTGCTGTTGCAACCCTAGCCCTTACAGTGCTATTAAGTAGGGTAGCCTGTCCCTTAGTAAATACATCTATGCCTTTAGACTCTGCAAACTGGAAACGAAGTGACTCATCCTGTGCTGGTTCAAAGTATTTAATACCAGCGCCAAGATGGAATGTTGATTGAGATCTAAACCACCAACCAGTAAGTGATTGCTCACCAGCTTCTCTGGTCTGGTCATACTGCTCTTTACGATACCTTGCAGTTACTCTGCGATAAGGTGATTCATCAGAGGCTGCAATGAAGAACGGCAAGCCGGCGATAGCCATATCATAGTTAACACCAGTAGCTGAATAATTTATGGCACCAGTAGGGTTGGAAAGAACGTAAGGAATACCCTCGGTTATATCATCGCCATAAGCCATTAGCTCTCCTTAAATTTGAACATAAAAAAGTAAGCCTTTTAATCTCAGTGCTTAGGAGGAACTTATTACAGGATATCTAATATTGCTTGTGCTTTAGCGCACTCAACAATTTCAGTTTTAAGCAAGTTAGTTACTTGGTCAAATTGTTGTAGTACAGCAAGACGGGCAAGTCTATCCATTGGACATTGGCGAGCGGCTTTTTGCGCTTCCAAATCCTTTAGGTGTACTAAATCTGCATCCCAATCACCATCTAATGTGGCAAGTAATTTATTGTAGGTTGAAATATTTTCTTTATATGAAGCAACCTCTGCTTGTCTTACCTGTTTTGAGGTAAGAGTTATTTCTTCTGTCATTTTTCTCCTTTTTGTTTGTTAGATAAATGCAACACTACCACCAGCACCAGTAGGCAAAGTTGCAGGGTCTGCGTATTTCGTACCAAAGCCAGCAGACCAAGGGTAAGTACTAATAAACGGGGTGGTATTGTGTCCTACGGCTATGTCTGCTCCCGAAGGACTAAAGGCAACACTATTACCAGTACCAGTAGGTAACGTTGCGGGGTCAGAATACTTAGTACCAAACCCAGCAGACCAAGGGTATACGGAGATAAAAGGGGTTACAGAGTGTGCAACTGCGATTGTATCACCTGATGGACTAAAAGAAACACCATTGCCAGTACTAGCTGGCAAAGTTGCAGGGTCTGCATATTTAGTGCCAAAGCCTGAAGACCAGGGATAGGTAGAAACGAAAGGAGTTGTAGTGTGTACAACTGCAATAGCATTACCTGATGGTGTGAATGCAACGTCAAGACCAGTACTAGCAGGCAAGGTCGCTGGGTCTGCATATTTAGTGCCGAAGCCTGAAGACCAAGGGTAAGTACTAATAAACGGGGTGACAAAGTGAGCAACAGCTATATCATTACCTGATGGACTAAAAGCAACAGCGCGGCCAGTTGAAGCAGGTAGTGTTGCAGGGTTTGCATATTTAGTTCCAAAGCCAGCAGACCAAGGATAGGTAGAAACAAAAGGAGTTGTAACGTGTGCAATAGCAATATCATTACCTGATGGATTAAAAAAAACACTAAAACCAGTGCCAGTCGGCAGAGTACCTGGATTAGAATATTTTGTACCGAAGCCTGAGGACCAAGGATATGCGCTTACATAAGGTGAAGTTTGATGTGCTACAGCGATTGTATCACCTGATGGTGTGAATGCAACACCATTGCCAGCACCAGTAGGCAAAGTTGCAGGGTTAGCATACTTGGTACCGAAACCACTAGACCAAGGATAGGTAGATATAAAGGGAGTAGTACCGTGTCCAATAGCAATATCATTAGCTGTAGCGATTTTTATACTAGATGCTATAATCCCTAGAATTGGCATTAAGAAAGATCCCCAATCACTGTAAAGACGTTAGATGCTGTACAAATAATTGTGCAAGCTGAGAACTGTGCTCTTAATATTGGAGCAGTAGAAGTTGCCCCAGTAGATGTGATAGTTACACCAGCACCCTGTGCAAAACTAGTTAATCCAGCACCTATTGATTGAACATTTATTTGTTCACCTGCTGCAAATATTGAAGGTGGAATAGTTATAACCACTGCACTAGCATTTGATGAGGTAACTAACTTACCTGAATCAGCAGCAACTAAAGTATAAGTAGTTCCTGTCTGTGCATTTAAGGAAAGGTTTATCTTTGCAGTATTAATAACTGGAGCAGTCAAAGTCTTATTAGTTAAAGTATCTGTAGTTGCTTTACCCACTAAAGTATCGTTAGATACAGCAGGAAGTGTTAAGGTATTAGTACCAGCAACTGCTGTTGCCTGAAGTGTAGTTGTACCAGATGTTGAACCAGAAAAACCTAGGCTAGCTACTGGTGATATACCGGCAGCAAAGGCTGTTAAATCATCTGAGGTTAGAACGTGCTTTACACTAGCGCCAGTGGAATGAGCGACACCAGAAACTCCTGCTGTGCCAGTACCAGCTTGACCTCTGGAAATTGTAAAAGTATCTCCTGATGGACCTGCTGTTATAAAAATAATTTCTTCATTAATAGTGTCTGGATCTATCGCTATAGTAAACTGACTGTTTGCTACCATAGTAACTCCACCAAGTAGGGCGGTTGCAGTTCCAGTTGCTACCGTCATTGATGTAACTGTACTATTAATACCAGATGCTAGTGTTGTCTCAACACTTATAGAGCTAAATAAACGAGTTGCCATTAACCTTCCTTACCTTGTGTAGTGTATACGAATTGGGTACTTGTCCTTCAACTTCAACGCCTCTTCGTTTAGTCTCTGTTGGTACAGAGCGAAGATATAACGAGAAGCTGAAACACCAGCAGTGGATGGAGTCTTGCTATCGGCATTGTCAGCCTCAGCAGATGTAAGGTTAATACGACCTGCATCTAAGAATGATAGTAATTTATAGGAAGCACCAAGTGTTACTACATCCTGACAAGATTGTGGTAATCCAGTAACATCAGCAATT